AGCACCGGATTCACAACGTAGTAACAATGCGTCGTGCCAGATGTTAGGTTCGTCGTGTCGGTCCAAGCGGTGACGCCGTTTACAGTCGCTTTCAGTTGAAACTTGGTTCCAGCGACGTAACAAGCTGAACCCCAATGGTGATAAATCTGGTATGTGATAGGGTTACCAGATAGGTCCAACGTCGGACCTTGCCATTGTAGCGTGGCAGAGTGCGGGTTGGCGAGTGCGAACAGCAGTAAAGCTAGAGTTATCATTGTTGTTCTCCATACCACACACCCGGCTCCATGAACCAGCGGCGTGACCAGCGGGTTAGCCTGCGGACGGGAGAGTAGAGGCGGGTCATCTCTCTTGCAGCGCCTGATTTCATCGTCAATCGAATAATGCTCACTTGCCCTTCTTTGCCAGCACTGCGCGTGCTTCAGTCTTAACTGCTTCAACTAACCATGTCTGCAAAATTCTACGCATCTCCCGCAGCCGCTCGTCCCGCTCGGCGCAGGCAGCGGCATCAGCCACACAGCGGATTACGCATCCCAAGTGATAGCGACGCCATTTGCCATTCCCGCCGTGATAAGGCAACCATAAAGACCATAATTGAGGATTGTCGTGCAACGAACTCGTAGGTTCTTTGCAGATAAAACACTCGCCATCTCTACCAGCCCACTCCTTGCGTAATTGGTAGGATTCCTCCTTGGCTATTTGTAACTGCTTTTGGAGTTCTTTTGTATCCTCGGCGCAGGCTGCGTCGATGGCGGATTGGATGATGGTTTCGACTTGGCTAATCTCGCCAAAATGCCGGCCAGTTAACTCAATAAGTTCCCGCGCGGCCTTCTCTGCGTGTTCGCTTCCCTTGGTGTCAGTCATTGGTGATCTCCGATCTGAGCAAAACAACCTCGTCGATATGTCATCCGTACAAATCTCGACGTCGCCAGATACGCCATGCTCTTTGAAGGTTTCAAGTTGCTTAATCATATCGTCAATCGTCATGGCTTCTCCTCCGGTGGAGCGGGCCGTTTTTCGTGCAACGAGTCACCCGTAACTTCCTTTACCTCGCTTTTTTTCTTTAACTCATTCAGAGCGCGCAGCGCTGCTAACGCTTCCATCATCTTGCTCATCTGCGTAGCAGATGCAACCGATGTAGTCGCTGTCTTTTTCTGACCGGACTTAGGATCAACGGTAACTGTCTTGATTTGGTATTTGGTCTTGTCGGCCCGCAGCTTTCGACGCTTTGCATCAGTGCGCTGACCCTGCTCTAACTGCGAAGCACCTAACACAACACGCCGGAAATCCAAGGCTTTTTCGGCTTGAATGATTAAGTCTTTGTAACGCTGGATGTAGGCTTCAAGCTCGTCGTCGGACATGTCGCTGATACACTTCGTCAGTGTAGCGAAACGCAGCGGTGTGTATACGCTGCCTTTGGCTGGGACAAGTAATCGGCCCTCATGGGCTTCGCCGTCACTATCAATGAGTGGAAGCACCTTGAGTTCGGCGTCAGGCTCAGGTAAACATAACTTGCAATAGGTGGGGTCTAACGGTGAAGCGCAATCAGGACAAAACGGGAGGTCACAGGTAGGACAATGACGGTTGGCAAGCGCAACGTGGTCACAATGATGGGTCGCGGGTGGCGGGCCGGCGATTGCGCTCGCTATGAGTGTCTCAGCTTGTTTGGTCTGTTCAGCGTTTTCGATTAACGCAGCTAAATCATCAGACACCGACTGCGAAACAGACACAGTCTGTTGGTTCTCGTTGGGCATCGAGAGGCTCCAAAGAATTGGATTAAATGTTGCTTTGAGCAACAATTGGTCTACGTGATTTCAACTGTACATCAACATGTATTTCATGACGTAGCCATGCTTCGATCAAGGCTCGAACCAACTTGCTGCGGTCACCGTAATGTGGCAGCGCAGCGTTAAGACGCGACTGCGTCGTGCGCAGCATTGAGAACGAGGATGTCGACCAGTCGGAGCGGGCCATAGACAAAGCATACAGGAAACCCTGTAGGGAGTCAATAACTTATAACTCCTTTGTTTTCAATAGCTTGCCGGGTTTTACACAGGCTTGCACAGCCCGCAGGCCGAGCTACTCTGACACTAACGTAACATCAACGAGCTGACCAAATTCAAGGTCATCCGTTTCAATTGACAGACTACCGTCGTAGCCTTTTTTGTCGAGCAACGGACGAACTGTTGCAACGGTGTATGAGACCATCTCAGCGTTGTAATCTGATGTAACACCGTCTTTTTTGAAAGGATATCGTCTTTGGGATTCGAGCCTTGTTACTTGACATTTAATTAGGATGTTCATTTCGTTTGCTCCTGTTGTTGAGATTTCATCTTAGCGACCTGCACACACTGTTTGATGTCTTCGATGTCAGCGTAAGCACTATGTAGCCGCGTCAGCGGCGGCGCCGCCGGACCTTGATACAGCATGTCACCACGCGGTAGCAGATGCTCTGCGCCAGCGCAGGCAACGGTGCGGGCGTCGATGTCAGACACCAGCTTAAATGCTAGCCGAGCCGGAAAGTTGGCTTTGATCGAACCGCTGACGATGTTGACCGAAGGCCGCTGTGTCCCAGCTATTACATGGACTCCGGCGGCCCGCGACTTCTGCACGATGCGTCCCAGCTTTTGATCCGCTATCTTGCCTTCGCCGCGTTTGTCGCCGCCAAGGACGTCAGCCAGCTCGTCGATAACCAACACGATGTACGGTAGCGACAGCCGGTCGCCTAGCGGCGAGCCATGATACTCAAGTATGTTACGACAACCAGCGTTGCCGATGATTTTAAGACGTCGTTCCATCTCCTCGATGAGCCAGTCCAGTTTTTCCCACGTCTGGTACATCGTAGTGACGGGGTCAAACAACAGGTGCGGCGCACCGATGAAATAGCCGAACTCGACGTTTTTGGTGTCCGACAGGACAAAGCGTATCTGGTCCGGGCTGCGCCAGTACATCAACGACGCTATGATCGACGTAACGCAGGTCGATTTACCGCTGCCTGTCGTACCAGCGATCAGCAAGTGAGGCGCCTTCGCTAAATCGTCGCGGTACAGCTTGCCTTCGCTATCAACACCGAGATTCAATGGGATGTGCATCGCGTCGGGTGGCTGTGCCAGCATGTTGCGCCATAGCACAGTGGTCCGTGTCGCGTTGGGAACGCTAACACCTATGACGCCTTCACCCGGCAACCGTCGTACTAAGACGTCCTCCGCGCCGAGCGCCAGCGCTAAGTCTTGCGCGCAGCCGGTTATCTGCGATACCTTGGTCGCGCTGCGAGGAGCAAAGCGGTACGTCGAGATCATCGGTCCTGTCGTGATGGGTTCAACGAACGACACTTCGTGACCTAGCTGCGCTAGCTTGACGGTGATGGTAGCAATAATTCGGAGTTGATCTTCGGTGGGGGTCATTAAAAGGTCACCACAACGTGAACGAAGTCGGGTCGTTCATCACATTGTTTTCGTTCATGTTGATCTGATCGAATTTTTTGTGCCTCGGCTTCTGATCGGATATGCCATCTACTGCCCGCAGGCCGTAATTCACGAATCGCGTAGTTCAGCTGACCATAAAACGCGGGCGTCAGGTACTTGAAATAATTATGGTTTATCCAGTCTTCGATTTCTGCATTTGACCATATTTTTGGAACACACAGAGCTAATTCATAGCCATGCGTTACTCGCACGAGTTCAAAAACATGTTCTCGAATTATTTCGGGTTGTTGTGCTTTAGTGCTAGTCATTTGATCTCCGTCGCACCCAACTGCGCTGCCGTCACGCTACCTGACGTAAGCTGACCATAAAACGCGGGCGTCAGGTACTTGAATGAGCGGCTGAACGACGCGATGTCAGTGAACTTGATGTACTGGCCTCCGGTGACCTCAGCGACCCGCCGCAGACAGGCTTCGCCTCTAGCGCTTGCGCCGATGTGAACACAGTCACAGGGTAGCTGCGCTTCGCGGTATAACTGTGCTAACTCGTGTACACGTAGCTCGTTGTCCGGCTCGCCGTCACTGACCAGCACGCAGCGCGTCAGTGAGTAATGCTCCAACACGTACTGCATAGCCTTATCCATCGGCGTGCTACCGCACGCGGATAGCGTTTGAATGGTCGTTTGAAGAAACGGCGCGAAGCACGTCAGCGGCAGCCGGGTTGTATCAGCATCGTCCAACCCAAAGGTTTCAAGCGCCAGCGACGTGTCAGCCATGTTACAGCATTGAACGAAGTTAGTACAGGCATCGCGTAGCGACGCGATCTTGTCGCCTCGCATCGACCCTGAGCAGTCTAGTAGCAGCGCCAGTCGGTTGGGCATTGCGTCAGCTTGCAGCGCGCCGGTTGGCTGCACTGGATTACGCAATCGATCATGTAAACTACGCTTGACGCTGACGACGCCAGCTTTTGGCTGTGTGATACTACTTGCGTTAGCGTTAGCTATCGTACCGGCTTGTGTCGATGGTACCAAACCGGGTGGTTTGAACGTTTGATCCGTCATTGTTGTTCTCCGTTTTTGTGACTCGTGTTAGTTGTTTGTGATGTAAGTCGTATTCCTGTCCGCAGGACGAGCAAGCGAAGCGTGCTATCATGTCGGAGTCGTGTAGCTCCTGTGGCACAAGCTCGACCCATTTGTGCGCGCAGCGACACGTCAGCGCAATGCGCTGGATACGACGTGCGTCGCAAAGGACGGTGATCATGGTGATGGGTTTGTCAGCCGACATTGTACACTTCCTTTTCAATGCGCTGCCACGCGACGTTTAACGCGCTAGCGCGGTCAGCGTCACCGCTCTGCATGTCAGGATGTAACTGCATCACGGCTTTGCGGTACGCGGTTTTAGCGGCGTCGTATGGCAGCAAGCGGACGAACTCGATTAGTACGCTGTCCAGTGGCTTGACGCCGCGGGCGATTTGGCCCGACTGTGTCGCAGTTTGCTGGGCTTCAGCTTGTTGACGGGTCACAATAACGACAGTCGCTTGCAACATATCAAACAGCTTGCGTATCGCTGGCAACTGACGCTCGACTACCGTCCAGATCCGTGTTTGCATATCGTAATGACGATCGCTGACTGGGATCTGTCGGCTGAGCACGTCAACGAGGTCTTTGTTATACGGAAAACTGACTCGGTACGCGCTGACACTTACATCCCACCAGATTTTGATGGTTTTGTTTGACATAGAAACATTTCTCGTTGTCGAGGCATTGACATAAAACAATTCAAAAGACTCTTGACTTCGTGCGTCAACACTGAGTCAGCAATCTTTTCAATTGTTAATTAAAACCACACGTCATACGGAGGAGGACGCTTACAACGTGTTGTCTGTAACCGTATGACGTGTGTATTTCAGGCCGCTGCTATGCAGCGAGTTAAGTCGACAGCCGTGTTACCATTCACACTACGCCAGCTTACGTCGGGGGCGTGAGGATTTGAACCTCAATTTGCTGTACCTTCGCACATCTTAGACGACGCTATCAGAGTGCTCCAGCTTTTCGACGTCGTTAGGCTGCGGTTGGCGCCCCCTTAGCAAATTGCGCCAGCACAGCGTTGATCTCCTCGAACGTGGCCTCTTCCAAATACTTCGGGATGGGCACGCCGGGGTTCATCGTCTGGAACAGCTTCTTCATGGCTCGCTTCATGGCGCTTGCTGGGTCCGCAGGTGCGCGTCCGGTCTTGGGTTCCTGGACGCCCGGTTGCGAGATCAGGTCGAACGCACCGTCGACGCTTGGTTGGTCGTCGTCGTCCATGAAATCGTTCTTGACCTTGTGTTCAGCGAGCGTCAGCCCGTAATTGAAGTGAGCCAGCGCGACCTCGGGGTTGGGCACCAACTGGAGGATTTCGTCGATCGAGGACGCTTCGGTGATAGCAAACGTTTGAGCTTTCAGGATCTCGATCTGAGTACCGACTTTCGCCGCATCTTCAACGAGTTCCTGGTACTGCTTCTCGCCGACGCGGTTTTTGGTGTCCACTTTGCCATCGCTGGTCGTGGACTTGATGTTATACAGCGTGATGTTGCGGGTTTCGGACATGTGTTAAACTCCTTTTTTTGATTTGACTAAATGTTGCATAGAGCAACAACTAGTCTTACTGGTGCTCTGTTGACCCAACTAACCATCTACTCTGTCATGAGCAGAATGCTGTCAAGTTTCTTACGAAACCCAACGCGCTCGATGTGTTGGGTCAACACAGTACCAGTGTACCGCGCAGCGCGCAGCGCAGTCAAATCGGTGTGGCGCGCAGCGCGTTGAAAACAAAGCACTTACGTGCTACTTAAAAACTGACCTACAAACGAGCCACATAGCGAACCCACAGGCGGTCACGAGCGCAAGCGTGGTCACAAGCGTAAGCACTGCTTCGAGAAGGATGTTGAGGGCTGTCATTTCTTCTTCCTCCACATGTCTGACGTCAGATAGTTACCGACATGATTACGACATGTCTCGACAACAAACTTTGAATCACCGCTTTCTCTGACGTTTTACTCATTTTCTGTTTCCTCTTGATCTAACGTATCTTTGTTCCATGACTTAGCGAGCCTGATAGCCCGCTCGATCTCGCTTTCGCTGTACGTCTTGCTGAGATCACCGTACTTGTTCTCAGGATGCTGCTCGGTGAGCGCCTTGGTACGACGTCCCTCTTTTGGCGCGTTACAGCGTAAGCGCCAATCATCATCATTGAAGACGTTGCTGCACCGTGTGCATCTAAACACGCGCAGTGTCTCCTTGGTGTTGTCGGGACGCGTTACTATGTCCTGTCGACGCATTAACGCATACACCCGATACGACCCACATACGTTACAGTGAGGTCGTAAATCACGTCCACAACAAAAACACGCTTCGTCCGCCTGTGGTACAGGGCGGGCGGCCTGAGACTTGTGCTGGTCTGCCATAGGGGTATTTTAGCAGCAAGTTTGTAAATGAGTCAAGGGCTGTAAGTGCCCTGTTTTCAACAAGTTAGCACACAGCGCACACCTACACACACATACCACAACCTTTTTCAAAAACAAACCGGGGTAGCTGCAAGGCGAAGGTCGGTGTCAAGGAGTCGTCGAAGTCAACGACGAAGTGGTGACGAAGTGGATGACAATAAGTAAGATTATAATAAAAAAAATATAATTTTTAAAATAATCTATACTAATCGTCATCTTATTTGACACACTTCTTCGTCACTCAGCTTGACGTCGCTCTTGACGTCGCTCTTGACGTTTTGCTCCGTGCCGCAGGCACATCCTCGCTTTTTGAAAAAAACTTACGGTGTGTGTGTGTATACGCTAACCCATTGAAAACAAAACAAATTACGGCTTACAACCTTGCTGCAATTTCCGCAGGAACTCGTCAGCATCCTGACGGCTTCGCCGACATAAGTTATGCAAGCACGGCTCCCATCGTGGTATGTCGTGGTCGCAGAACAGCTTATAATACGACGCCGACAGATTACTAGGATGCTCCCGCGCAGCGGCGCTAGCGCGAACCTTAATACCACGCAGTTCTACCTGTTCTAACGGCACAATTGCCGGTAGCGTGGTTCGTGCAGCGCGCAGCGCTTGACGCTGAAAGCGTAGGTGCGCGTCGTGTAGCAGACGCTCGATGTGTTTATCCATAATGAACTCCTGCAAGGACGCATAACTCAGGTTCACAGACGATGTTATGCGCCCTTGTAGTAATTCATAAGTGTGACTCACTAGCGAAGCGCCTGCGCGCTGCTTGACGCTGTCGCAAGCGCGCTGCTTCGCGATGATTCACAGCTTTTCACTGTTTAGCTAACGCTGCGATCATCTTCGCTACAAACACAGGATCGGTCGCCAATGCAGGATTCAGCTTCAGCATCCCAGCGAACTGCTTGCTGTCTTCTTTGAGCTTCCTCGCGTCGCGTAACGCTTGCGCTGCTTGACGCTGTCTCTTGATCTCAGCAAACCCTCGTTCGATGACATACGCCAACGCGTCGTCATACGTTTGATGCTGACCCGCTGCGACCTCTTGATCGATACGTTCTGCGTCACGCGACGTCAATACGACGGTGCGTTCGGCTTCGGTACGACCATATTGATCCAGCGCGTCGACCTGCGAGTCGACCTGCTTTGTGTCTGTGCTTACTACTAGCGGTTGTGTACTCATAGTTAGCGCCCTCCTAAGACGCTTCGCTAGTTAGTCACACGTCTGATACGTGACTCTTAGTCACCATCCTGTAGCTGCTAGTGCAGGATACCCTAACCTACATAGTCACTGTGAGTCTGAACACAGACCTTCAATGCTCTTGCGGTCGGTGCTAGCACGCAGTGTGAGCTTAGTTTGCCTTTCGAAGCTAGTGGTTAGTTTCATTGTAGTATCCTTCACTAGCAGCTACGTTATGTGTCATGGTTGTGGGTTACCACCAACCTGTCGTCCGTTATCCTCCTCTCTACCAGCACCTTACATGGTGCCGTACACTCTAGTGTCGCATGCAGGCCGCGCCACCGACCGCTGTGCTGTGCTGTTTTGCGCCGACGTTTTACCCGACGGCGGAGCCGGGGGTCCCCAAAAAGTGACTTTGTGATTGATAGTGTATTAGTAGGTCTGAAAATTTTTTCCAAATAAAATTTTTTGCTGACGCTATCGCGTGAGATCGTGTGGCGCGCCGCGTCCAAACGTTGCTTCGCGCAACAACCAGACGCAGGCCGCCGCAGGCCGTGGTCACAGAAATACACCAACAAGCACGGCGGCTGCGCGCTGTATAATAAAGATAGCGCGGAAATGGCTGTAAGGTGTTGAAACGACACTACTTACCTGAATGTTAGCAACTAGAAAAACTTGACATCGCGCCGCAAGCGTGCTAGCATGTTGTCAAACAACGATAAAAACACAGTTGAGGTGACGTTGGGATAAGGCCGTCGCTGTACGGGGCCATCCGGCGGCGGCCTTTGGACAGATTAGGAGACACACAGGTGCTATCACAACCGACAGTTGTTACACAACCTGCCAAACAACCTGCTACTAAGCCTGCTTCGCAGTTGATTACACCACCGAATAAACCCCCCGCACCGGTTTCCACCGCTACGCCTGTGTCTGTTGCTGCACCTGTTGTGACACCCGCTGTACCACCCCCATCACAAAGCGAACTACTGCAAGCAGCGCTTGAAAAATTCGTCAGTGTCGTAGACGCACCCGACGGCAGCCATTTTACCTGTATCGGGACGTGTCTGAAATGTGGTTGGCAAACGATGCAGATAAACAAATACAACGCCTTTGAGTTGGTACGTCAGCATGTGTCAGCTCACTGGCGAGATGTAACAAACGTGATTAAGGTAGGTGGTTAAGGATTATTTATTTCTCGTTGCTCGTAGCATTGATTGGTGTGTTAATGTACGCATTGGCAACCAATCCTAAACTGGTCGAGATTGGTCGGATCATGTTTTGGACCGGCTTGCTGACCTTCTTGCTTAATTTGACACCGCACTCGGTGGGATTGCTTCGATGAATCGTCAGGTCGAAATCAAATGTGAGCAGATCGCTCGCATGGTTGTCAAAGGCATGCCTAAGACACAGATCGCCCGCGAGATGGGGATGTCGTATGACGGCATCATGGGTATTTGTCGACATCCCGGTTATCTCGCTATCGAGGAGAAGGTCCGTAAGGGCGTCTTGGATAAGATGGACGCACGTCTCGACAAGCGGGCTGAAATGGACGTCAAACGACAGGACTTGGCCGAGGAAGTCGAGGAGGTCGTACCTGAGGCCATGAAGGTGCTGATTGAGGGTGTCATGAAAAAACGCGACATGAAGGCCGCGTTGGAAGTCCTTGACCGTGACCCTCGGCGTCAATTTGCTAAGGCATCACACCCGACTGTCAATCCGTTGCAGGCCGGCACCCCGGTCTTAGAAGCGTCAACACTTGCATCAGCCGTGACCGATGCCGATATCACACACCAAATTCTTGAAAAACAACGCATAGCGCCCGTGAAGCCAGCGGAGGCATAGATATGGCAAACGACTTATCCTCACGTCAGTGGCGGCTAGACACACCGGTGGCATATGTCCCCGGCACGCCTGCCATGCAGCAACCCGGACTGCTGTGGCCGTCTGAGATCAAGGTGGCTCATTTTGAGTGGACAGGCTATGCAGCCGCCGCGACTTGTGTTTTAAAAGATCGCAATGGCAAGATTAAATGGTCACCAACAGCCGCAACCGACCTTGAGGAAGTACGAACCGTCAAAGTTGGGTGGATTGAGGGTCTCATACTTGACACTCTTTCGAGTGGAGTGGTAACGGTTTACACTGAGTAAACGTGGAACTGTATCGCACATTACCGCTAGCGGGTTTGACTAATGAACGTGATGTGCTTCGCACAATGCGTTTGAATAGTCTTGGCTCGTTGTTCTATTTCATACGTAACGCGCTCCGCAGAAAGCGGCTGACGGAGTCGTTGCATTTGATGCTCTGTCGGTCGTTTGAGCGAGAGCACATCAAAGACGTGATCGAAATCCCGCGCGATCATTTCAAAAGCACATGCGCGTCCGAAGGACTGGCGATGTGGCGGGCGCTGCCTATCACACAGCAGGACGTCGACGATTTTTTTACGATGGGTTACTCGCAAGAATTTGTTAGGTGGATGCTGCGTGCTCACAATCCTAATTCTCGCAATCTTCTTGTTAGTGGGAATATCACTAACGCCGCAAAGCTAGGCAAAAAGATAAGGTGGCATTTTGAAAGCAACTCAATCTACAGAGCACTCTTCCCCGAAACCCTCCCGGACACTTCCTGCACCTGGACCGACTATTCGTTACATGTCAAACGTCCAACAGCAGGCTCCGGCGGTGCTCACGGTGAGGGAACGTTTGATTTTCTTGGAGTGGGCTCGGCGGTTCAATCTCGACATTACAATGGCATCGTCATCGAAGACGACTTGATTGGTATCAAAGAGGCTGAGTCACAAGCGTTGATGGACAAAGCCATTGACTACCATCAGTTGTTGATCGGTATTTTTGAAGCTGAAGACCCCAATCACGAACTCGACGAACTCGTAATCGGTAACCGTTGGGGTTACTCAGACCTGAACTCGTTTCTACGCGAGAATGAGGCTGAGACTACGCCGGGTGATGGTGGTTTTCGTTTTCAGTCACACTCAGCGCTGGGCGGCTGCTGTGACCAACATCCTCCTGACACTCCCATTTTTCCTGAAGAATTCTCGATTGATAAGCTGCTCAAGCGCAAACAACGTCTTGGTAATTATAAGTTTAGTTGTCAGTTCCTTAACAACCCTAGCGCGCCGGAGGATGCTGACTTCAAGACCGAGTGGTTGAACTATTTTACGCTGCGTTGGAACGACGACGCGCTTCGTCCTCGTTTCAAACTAGAATTCGACGTCAAAAACGGCATCGTCCTACCCGACATACGTCAGTCAGCCCTCAACATAGCGATGATCGTGGACCCCAATCATAGCGGCAACCAAGGCCGCGGACGCTGTCGTCACGCTATTGTGGTATGCGGCTGCGATGACAAAGTCAATCACTACGTCTTAGAGTCGTGGGCGCAAGCTGCGTCGTTTGACACGTTTTACAACAAAATCTTTGAGATCGCTAAGAAATTCAGTCTGACGCGAGTCGGTGTTGAAACCATTGCTGCTCAGAAATACATCGCTCACCATTTGATGACGATGTGTCAAATCAAAGGCTACTCACTGCGTATCGACGAACTCAAAGGTGAGGTCGATCTAGGTGACGGCGAGGTCAGCCGCAAGAAAGAGTTCCGCATACGCAATGTGCTGTCGCCGATTGCGGAGCAAGGACGCTTGTTTTTTCCACACAACAAGGTTGATTTGCTCAACGAGTACCAGACGTTTCCACGCGGCCGGTATGTCGATCAACTTGACGCGCTAGCGTATGCACCGCAGCTCGTGCGTAAACCGATGGACGACGCTTCGCATTACGCGTTGCTAGCCCGCAATCAGGAACAAATGGCCAACGTAGGACGCCCTTACGTTCATGGCTATGGAGGCAGATCTTAATGTTTGACCACGACGAAAAAGACATTAAGAAACTTTTGGCTGGCATTCTGGTCGTTCTCGAAGATATCCGAGACGAACTACATCACAAACCCATTCTAACCCGCATCAGCATTAAGCTGATTGCACAGGAGGATTCAATGTTGTCACCCGCTATTACGCTTAATGTAGGTCAAACACAGCAAGTAACTGTCGTTGGGTTTGACCAAAACGGCAACCTTTGGACCCAGCCATTGCCCGCGCCGAACTGGTCGATTGACCAACCCGGTGTGGCCAGCATCGCGCCTGATCCGACGACACCCACTAACGAGGATGTCACCGGTGTGGCCGTCGGCACCGCTAACCTGACCGCTGGTCTGACCAACGCACAAGGAACCGCTCTCACGGCCACGGCACAAGTGACCGTAACAGCGTCCACGACGCCCGTGTTGACGAGCATCCAGATTCAGCCCGTCGCATCGGCAGCCGCGAGCGCAGCGGTAAAAAAGTAGCATCGGAGGCGTCGCGTGCCAAAGAAATTGATGGACTGCGTGGCCAAGGTCAAGGCCCGCAGAGGCAGCGACAAAGTGAACCCGTGGGCGGTCTGTGTGGCGTCCACGGGTTTGAAACCCCACAAGGGGAAGGAGAAACCCAAAAAATGACAGCCGCGATACTCAAGAACTATCTTACGACGTTGTTTGGTATTCTGGCCGGTGCGCCAGCGCTTGTTGTGACGTCGCTTCAGTCAATGAATGTGACGGTTACACCGTACTGGACGCATATTTTGGGCTTCGTTGGCGCGGCTGGGTTGATTGGACTTGGTGTTGTTAGTAAGGCATTCAATGTTCACTCAACTGAGGCGCAGGTTCAGACCAGTACAATTCAAGCGGCGCAAGCCGTACAAGCGGAGGCTAAGAAATGACATGGCTCAAGACGTTTGGCCTTGAAGTGCTCAAGGTCATTGGTGTGGTGAGCGGACTGTTAGGTGGTCAAGGTGCTGCCGCTATCACGAGCGCGTATCCTAGCGCAAGCGGGGTTGTGACATCAGTTGAGTCCGATTTGACGCTAGTCGCAAACGTAATCACAATGATTGAAACAGCATTCGCCGGTGCGTCGGCATCGGGAACCGTAACGCTACCGCCTCAGACTGGTCCAATTAAGTTGGCTGCGGCTGCGCCGTTGGTTCAGCAAGTGATTGCTAATTCTGGTCTGATGAAAGGCCAGAGAGTCAAGAATCAAGCTCTGTACACGTCGGCTGTAAAAACTATTACGTCTGGAATGGCCGATTTACTGAACTCACTCGACCCACAGACGATCAAAACTGAAAAATTGTAACTGTTACCGATGCCAATCAAACCCATCCCGTTTAAGCTCAAGACTGGTAGCGAGGCCGAACGCAAGCTGAAGCGTTACCTTAAAGACAAGGTGACCTCGCTACGTCTTGGTCTTTCTGAGCTTCACGGTATGAACGGCATCATAAAATGGCGCAAAGCATATGAATCGGTCCCGGCTGAGTCAGTACGCGAGTTTCCTTGGCATAACTCTAGCAATCTTGTTGTACCTGTGGTGGCTATTCATAGCGATACGTTACTCGCACGAGTTATGTCGGCGGTTATAAAGACGCGACCTTTGTGGGTCGTGCGTGAGTTAGGTGATTTCGCTGCGACCGCGCCGCCGGGAATGCGTGGAGCGTTGGAAGAGTTTTTAGGTTACGTTGGGTTGGAACCGTCGGAGCTTGATCTTTATCGTGTGTATCACGAGTGGTTTGGCGAAGCCATTCGACTTGGCACGGGTGTACTCAAGTGTCCGTGGACTTTGTCTTTTGAGGATCAGTTACGTCCTGCGGGCGATATGTCAGACAACACTGCTTGGCGGCGTATAATTAAGTATGAAGGCCCGCGGCCTGAAAAACTTCGGTTTGAGAATTTTAAGTGTCCGGTGAACGCGGCCAGCATCGAGGACATGGATTTCAAGTACGACATCATTAAGCTGGACCGTTTTAAGCTCGAAGAGCGTCAATTCAGAGGACTATACGACTCAGCGGCTGTAACTGAGGTGCTGACGCA